GCCGCTTCTTCAGGGCCTGCAGCACCTCCCGGTTCTCCGGGAAGGCGGAGAGATGCCGGTACTGGTTCATCAGCTGCTGCTCGCGCTCGCCCGTCAGCGCCAGCCCGAGGCGCTTGCAGGCGTAACGCAGGCTGGCGCGCGGAGGTGGTCCAGTTCGATCTCACCCGATCGGTCAACCCGAGGGTCAGGGTGCCGCTCCGAGGCATCTGACCCAGGCGTATGATCCCCTCCCCAGGGGACGAGGAGGTACCCATGACGCTCATCCAGCCCGGCGAGGTCTGCCCTCGCTGTGGGCTTTACCACGATCCGAAGGATCACGAACACGACCACGCGTTCCCCCTGGAGCGGCACGCGACCTGTCGGGCGATCGTCTCCTGGCGAGGGCCGTGCGAGTGCGGTGAGCCGTCAGGAGGTCGGATGCGGTTCCGTCTCGGGGAGCCTCCTGACCCTCAGTGGGGCATCCTCGACTTCATTCTGCGGGCGACCGGCAATGACCGGTGAGATCGTCCCGGCCCCAGGGGTCGAGGTCGCCACGGACGAGTGCCCGCATGAGGTGGTCGCGGGTCGGCTCCTGGGAGGCTTCGAAGTGCGGCTCGGGGCGGACGCGCCGTGGGAGGGGATGAGGATGCCGGACGTGGACGCATGGTGCGTGGCGTGCCGGAAGCGACCACCCGATGATCGAGTCAGGAGGTGGCTCAGGGAGAACCTGCACCGCTTCCCCTCAGCGAGAGCGGCCCGTCGCCTGTTCGGGGCGACACCGGCTCCAGGCACCCGACTGGAGGGAGGATCGAGTGACGCGACTGGCGAAGGGCAAGGGCTGTCCGACCCACAAGGTCAAGTACGAGGATCGTCACGCGGCGAGGACAGCGGCCCGGAACCTGGTGCACCTCCTGGGGAGGATGAACCCGTACCGCTGTAGGCTGTGCGGCTGGTACCACATCGGACACCCGACGAAGGGGAAGGGATCGGATGAGCGACGAGACGACGACCCAGGTCGAGGCGGAGGAGACCCCGCCACCTGACGAGGTCGAGGAGACGGACAACATCCTGCGGATGCTGTGGCCGTTCCACCCGTCCTACTTCGGGATCAGGGTCCTCACGACCGCTCTGGAGATCGACTCGCTCCAGGGCATGACGGCGGCAGAGAGGGCACCGCTCCTGGACCTCATCGGTCAGGGGATGGCGGTCCTCATGGTGGAGGCGACCGTCGAGAATCACGGCGAGATGCTGGCGATCCAGATGGCCGCGCTCCAGGCCAGCCGTCGATTCGGGAAGGGCGGGGCGCAGGCGTGAATCGGTCGATCTCGACGGGCGCAACGGGCACCGGGCGGTAGGGGACGGTTCCTCTGGATCGAGGCAAACAGGCTAGGCTCGGCGTGCGAGGTCCTAGCGGCGAAAGCGGTCAATCGGGGGCATCAGGACGTGGGAGATGGCTGACGTGGGAGGAAAGCAGGGACTCACCCCGGAGGAGGAGGCCCATCGGCGTCGGATCGAGGACTCCGAGCGGTGGATGGAGGAGGTCGGCAAGACGGAGTGGCAGGAGGCCCAGGACTCGGCTCGGATGCTGGCCTTCGGGATGCTTGCCCTCCTGGCGCTCGGCCTCGCACTGGTCGCGATCTTCGTCGTCCCGGTGGTGGTCGAGTGGCTGAGCAACTGACCCTCGACGGGCGCGGGCTGCCCCTGGAGGTCGCTCAGCGAGTGACGAAGGGGAACCCGCTCCTGCCGATCTTCGGGGAGGGACCGGAGGGCGTGACATGTCGATCGTGTCGGCACCTGTACCGGGTCGGCGGGATCGCGAAGCACGTCCTGAAGTGCGACCTGCGTCGGGTCACCTCGGGCGAGGCCACGGATCATCGGGCGGGCTGGCCGTCTTGCGGTCGGTACGAGGAGGGCCGGGAGGATGGCTGAGCATCGGGAGTGGGTCCAGGTCGGCTCGATGGGGGTCTCGGTGCCCGAGGGCAAGGGCCTGGAGGTCGCGTGCGAGATGATGGTGGATCAGGGGAAGGAGATCGGGTCGGTCCATGAGGAGGAGTGCGGGATGGCCCGGTCGCTCATGGAGCCAGGGGGAGGCGTCTGCTCCTGCACACCGTTCATCGTGAAGGGCACCGTAGGTGGCCCCGATGGGTAGGCCGTCAGGCATGACGCCCGAGGTGGCGGAGAAGATCGTGACGGCGATCCGCGCCGGGGCGTATGCCGAGATCGCAGCGACCTACGCGGGGGTCAGTCGATCGACGTACTTCCTCTGGATGGCGAAGGGGCGGAAGGATGCCGAGGATCGGGAGGCGGGCGACTACCCGACGATCGATGAGTCGCACTCCCATGAGTGGACCGAGGAGGGCGGTCGATGCTGGTGCGGCCACACCCGATACTCGGACTTTCTGGACCGCATCAAAGAAGCCGAGGCGTCGGCAGAGATCCACGCCGTGGGCAAGGTCCGGTCGGCGTTCGACACCGACTGGAAGGCGGCCATGACGTACCTGGAGCGTCGGTACCCGAGTCGCTGGCGTCGGCGGACGACCGTGGACGTGGGGATGGAGAACGAGGGCGGAGTCGATCTCGATGGGGGGACCGAGGAAGGTCAGGGGGCGAAGGAGCGGCTGGCCCACGTGCTAGCCGCACTCGATCGAGCGGGGCAGATGCCCCAGGAAGGAGACCCAGGTGCCGAAGGCACGACAGGCCAAGCCTGAGAAGGATCAGGCGGCGACCGAGATCGCCAACGAGGAGGAGACCCGAGCGGCCAGCGTCACGGATGGCGAGGAGGGGATCGCGAGGACGGACGGGATCGACGGAGGGGAGGTTGTGGTGCCGAACCCCGAGGGAGAGGCGGTCGAGCTCGTCTCGCGGGAGGAGATCGAGGAGACGGCTGAGGCGCTGGTCACGCCGACCGAGGAGATCGAGGGGGAGCCGATCGACCTCCTAGACGAGGCGCTGTCCGAACTCGGGGAGCCGGACGGGTCGTACCCGGCCCCGGTGGTCAACGCGATCAACCTGATCCGGGCAGCGAAGGCGGGGCTGGACGCTGCCGGGGTCGAGGTGGTCGGCACCCTGGAGCAGGCGATCGATGTCGAACTGTTCAGCCCCGGCGAGGTGTGCCCCGACAGCGGCCTGTGGCGTCCGGTCGGCTCCGAGGCGGCGCTGAGCAAGGGGGATCGGTTCCCACCCCCGTCGATCGCGACCGGCTGGATGCTGATGCAGTCAGCGGATCAGGGGGACGACCGATGAGCCTGACGGACGGCCCCCTGTACGTGGCCCCGATCATGGCGCTCCAGGCGCTGAAGGAGGCGGGGGTCACTCTCACCGGGAAGATCGAGCGGGCCTCGGACGGGGTCGGAGATCGCGTGCTCCTGGAGGGCGTGTGGCGGGCCGAGGTCAGGAGTCACCTCGGGGAGTCGGCCCACTTCTCCTTCCCGATCGTGGTCACCGCCGAAGGTCCCACGGTCGAGGAGGCGGCTGACGCCATGCTCGGCCAGATCAGGCGGATCGCTGCCTCGACCGCAGCGGAGGCGGCTAGAGTGGCCGGAACTCCCGCTAGAGCGTGGTAGGTGGCGATCGACCCCACTGAGGTCGAGCAGCCCGATCCGCTGGCCCTGAGGCCCGACCGGACGGATTACTGGCTCGATCGAGTCGCGACCATGACGGAGGAGGAAGCCACGGTCCTCCTCCGTCTCCTCTCGCCCAAACTCACCCGGTACATCCCCCACGCGCCGACACCTCCCCAGGCGGCGTTCCTGTCGCTCGATGCGAAGGAGGCCCTGTACGGGGGAGCGGCTGGAGGAGGGAAGTCGGAGGCCCTGCTGATGGGGGCGCTCCAGCACGTAGACGACCCGGCGTCGAACGCGATCCTGTTCAGGCGGACCTACGGTGAACTGGCCCTGCCCGGTGCCCTCCTCGATCGAGCGCACCAGTGGCTCCAGGGGACGGATGCTCACTGGAACGGCAACGAGTACCAGTGGACCTTCCCCTCGGGCGCGACGATCAACTTCTCCTACCTCCAGCATGAGGTCGATAAGTACCGGTACCAGTCGGCGGACTTCACCTACATCGCCTTCGATGAACTCACGGCCTTTCAGGAGTCGCAGTACACCTACCTGTTCAGCCGTCTCCGTCGAGCCGAGGGGGTCTCGATTCCCCTGCGGATGCGCGGGGCCACGAACCCCGGTGGAGTCGGCCACGAGTGGGTGCTGCAACGGTTCATGGTCGAGGGGCCAGGGGCGGGCCGCGTGTTCGTCCCGGCGCGGCTGGCGGACAACCCTCACCTCGATCAGGAGGCGTACATGGAGTCGCTGGCCGAACTCGGGGAGGTCGATCGTCGGCGGCTGGCGGATGGCGACTGGCGCGTTCGCCCCCTGGGGACGATGTTCCGGCGTCACAAGGTCGAGGTGGTCGAGCCGGACGATCTCCCGACGATCGTGCGGATGGTCAGGTGGTGGGACCTGGCCTCCACCGAGCAGTCGAAGGATGCCAGCGATCCCGACTGGACGGCGGGCGTCCTCATGGGGATCACGTCCTCGCTTCAGTACGTGGTGCTGGATGTCGTGCGTGCTAGACTCGGCCCGGCTGAGGTCGAGACCCTGATCGAGACGACGACGAGGGCTGACGGGCGGCAGGTCCAGGTGTTCATGGAGCAGGAGCCGGGATCGAGCGGCAAGAACACGATCGCGTACTACACGAAACTCCTGCGGGGGTTCTCCTTCAAGGGCATCCGATCGACGGGAACGAAGGAGGAGCGGGCGCGGCCCTGGTCGGGCCAGTGGATGGCGGGGGGCAAGGGTGAGAGGGGCAACGTGAAGATCAAGCGGGCACCCTGGAACTCGATCTACCTGGAGGAGCATGAGGTGTTCGGGCAGCCGGGGGTCCACGACGATCAGGTGGACGCCTCCTCGGGAGCGTTCAGTCAACTCGCCCTCGGGAAGCGGCGGACAGCGAGGGCCTACGGCTGATGCCTGAGACGATCATCGCGGGTCAGGTGATCTCCTTCCCTGACGGCGGAGTGGTCCCCGATCTCGGGGAGATACTGGACGGCCCCGACAGCGATCTCCAGTGGGCGATCGACAAGATTCGGAAGCGCCTCCCCCTGGTCAACACGGCCACGGACTACATCGAGGGGCGGCACGCCCTGGCGTTCGCGACCGACAAGTGGAAGACGACCTTCGGCAAGACGTTCGCCGCGTTCAGCGACAACCTCTGCCCGAGGGTCGTGAACACCAAGGCCGACCGGCTCCAACTGGCCGGGATCAGGGTCCTGCGAGGCGGGAAGCCCGACAAGGAACTCTCGGTTCGGGTGATGCGGGCGTACGAGCGGGCGCGGCTCGATCGTCGTCAGGGGAACGTTCACAAGGCGGCACTGACCCACGGCGATGCCTACGTGATCGTCTGGCCGGACGAGGAGGGCCGGGCGCGGCTGTTCATCAACAAGGCCGACAAGGTCGTGGTCAGGTGGTCGGAGGATGATCCGGGCGCGGTCGATCTCGCCGCGAAGGTCTGGCGTCGGCGCGACAAGAAGGTGCGCGTCAACCTGTACTACGAGGACCGGATCGAGAAGTACGTCACGGTCACCACGACCCAGGGCGGCATCCCCGAGAAGGCGAAGGGCCGCTTTGAGCGGCACACCGACGAGGGGGAGGAGTGGCCGCTGAATCACGACCTCGGGCGGGTGCCGGTGGTCGCGTTCCCGAACGATGCCGATGAGGGCGAGGACGGGGTCAGCGAACTCCGAGATGCCATCCCCATCCAGGACGCGCTCAACAAGACGAACGCGGACATGCTGATCGCTGAGGAGTTCGCGGGCTTCCCGCAGCGGTGGGCGATCGGCCTGGAGGAGGAGATCGATGAGGAGACGCAGAAGCCGATCCCCCCGATGAAGACAGGGATCGAGCGGATGGTGGTCTCCGACGATCCCAACACGCGGTTCGGCCAGTTCGATCCCGCCGACCTGACGAAGTTCATCGCGGCGGCGGACTCCTGGAGGGGCGAGATGGCTCGGGTCACCGGGACCCCGCTGCACTATCTCCTGATGTCGGGCGACTTCCCCTCGGGTGAGGCCCTGGAACTGGCGGACGCGCCCCTGACGGCAGCGGTGAAGGATCGACAGGCGTCCTTCGGATCGTCGTGGGAGGAGGTCGCGATGCTCATGCTCCGAGTCGAGGACACCTCCCTGGCGACCCAACTGGACGACGAGGACGTGCTGGTGCAGGCGGTGTGGCGCTCGACCAGTGCGAAGTCAGGGAAGCAGGAGGCCGAGACCCAGGAGATCAAGCAGCGGATCGGGGTCTCGGAGCGGCAGTCCCTCCGCGAGATGGGCTACACCGACGACGAGATCGAGTCGATGCAGGAGGAGGCCGACGAGGAGGCCGGGGACGTGGCGGCTGC